AAACACCTCGTCATAGTTCCTGTTAGTTAATGTTATGGTTTTGTCTTTATAAAATAAAGTTTCACATTCCATTCTTTGAGCTGTGTTATTAACCAGGTTTCCAAATCTAGGTTTGTATTGCATAGGAAACATACTTCTTTCCTCTCCATCGTGATGACCATAGTTAAGATTAAACTTAGCTAGTGGCATACTAGAGCTAGAAGGCGACCAATGATCTAAGCCTTTACCATTATTTAATGTATCGAAATATTTTTTATCACTCATTGTTTTCAATGATGTTATGTCATATCTTTTCCACATTGTCTATAGTTATTGGATAGTTGATTTGTGGATAAGAATACCTTATTGGTTATGGCGAAAGGAAACAACATGAAATTAAAAGAATGGATAAAAGAAGAAGGCTTGAGTTGTAGTGAAGCTGCGAGAAGATTTGGCATTATGAATATTAATCCCGCAACAAACGTATGGAGATATTGTAATGGTCAAAGAATACCTAGACCTAAAGAGATGATTAAGATTTATAAAGCAACGAATAAAAAAGTACAACCCAATGACTTCTATGATCTCTAAATATAAGCACGTTAAAATAACTTGGTATGATATAACATCAAGTGAAGAATCTTGGACACACGAGAGTGAAATAAAAAGTTTTAAACCTGCAATCTGTGAGGACACAGGTTATATTTATGCAAAAGATAAATATACATTATGGCTTTTTACTTCTTATTCAGAAGATGAAGATGGTTTATCTGTTGGTGGTATCACTGCTTTTCCTAAAGGATGTATTAAAAGCATTAAGGTATTAAAATGAATTTAACTGAAGAAATAAAAGACAATTTAAAAGGAAGAAAAAGAAAGTTAGTTATTATAAGTTTAGGAGCTGGTGTTCAAAGCTCTACGATGGCGTTGAAGGCAGCGTGTGGTGAATTTCCAAGACCTGATTGTGCTATCTTTGCGGACACAGGATATGAACCAAAGTCTGTTTATAATTATTTAGATTATCTAAAAGATATATTACCTTACCCTGTACACATTGTTAGTAAAGGTAATATCAAAGACGATATGTTAGCTGCTAAAGATAAATCTAATTTTTTAGTTGCACCTTTTTTTACTAAAAATAAAAACACAGGTAAGAAAGGTATGGTCATGAGACAATGCACCAATGATTATAAAATTCAACCGATAAGAAAAAAGATTAGAGAATTATGTGGTGTCGGTCATAGAAAACATTTTCCTAAAGATCAGTATGTTGAGCAATGGATAGGTATTTCTACTGATGAAGTTATGAGAATGAAACCTGCTAGAGATAAGTATATATATAATAGACATCCATTGATTGAAGCAAAACTAAATCGTCAAGATTGTATTAATTGGATAAAAGAAAAGAAACTTTTATTACCTGAAAAATCAGCTTGTATCTGTTGTCCATATCATAACGATGGGTATTGGAATTTTATGAAAACAGAAAGAGTTGAAGAGTTTGCTGATGCAGTTGAGTTTGATAAAAAGATTAGAAATATAACTCGAAAAGATGATGAGGAAATATTTACTCATAGATCATGTGTTCCTTTAGACCAAGTAGAATTTAATAAAAAAGATAAATCTAAACAGATCGATATGTTTAATGATGAATGCGAGGGAATGTGCGGAGTTTAATATGAAAAGAAATAAAATGATAAGGGTATTGTTCTTACTTAAACATTGTAAGGATAGAGGTAAGTATGATCTAGCTTTAAAGATCATAGATAAATATAACATTGATAAGGTTAAGTTAGAGGAAAGCTATTACGACTAATGGCTTACCAACCTCTACCTAAAGAAAGAGACTGAGCTAGGTGTATCACACATACAAGTTGATGATACCTTGTATCGTACTCCTCTTGGTGGTTTTTTAAATCACTCGGAAGATCCTAACTGTGTAAGAGTAGAAGTGAATAACAAATGGTACTTGAAAACAACAAAAGATATTATGAAAGATGAAGAGCTAACACTTGCTTATAAACTTTATAATCCAAAGCATGAAAACAAATAAAAGAAATCTATTTGAAACAGTTATTGATGTAGGCAGCGGTTTAATATTATCTACATTTATTCAGCTGTATATCTTTCCTTTCTTTGATCTACATCCTACAATACTAGAGAGCTTTCATATTGCAGTTATCTTTACAGTTATATCTATGATGAGATCCTGGTTTTGGAGAACAATATTTAACAAAGGAGTGAGATGAAATTAAAACTATTAGATTTATTTAGTGGTATCGGTGGGTTTAGTTTAGGACTAGAAAGCACAGGATATTTTGAGACGATAGGATTTGTAGAGAAAGATGAGTTCTGTCAAAAGGTTTTAAAGAAAAATTTTAATAACATACCAATAGAAAGCGAGGTAAGAAATGTCAAAGGAGACAGATATAAAGCAGACATCATCACAGGAGGTTTCCCATGCCAACCCTTCAGCGTTGCAGGAAAGAGAAGAGGAACGGAAGATGACCGCTATCTCTGGGATGAAACTATTAGAGTCATCAGAGAGTGTAAACCTAGATGGTTCATTGGGGAAAATGTTGAAGGCATTATTAACATCTCCGAAGGTAAGGTCTTGCAGCAGATACAAAAAGATTTGGAAGCAGAGGGTTTCGAAGTCCAATGTGTTGTTATTCCAGCTTCAGGCATCGGTGCATGGCATCAAAGGAAAAGAGTTTGGATTATTGCACACTCCAACAGCAACAGAGATAGGATTAAGATCACCGGCAGCAATGGAGAAGAGAAAGAAATACAGAGAGAGCATAGGGAGAAAGACAGTACCTCCTGGAAATTTATTAGAACAAATACAAATGATGTACCCAACACCAAAAGCAAGGGATCATTTTCCAGCGGTAGATCCAACACAAGTGACAATGAACAGCAAAGGTTGGACATCGACAAGGAAAGGAACTGGAGTAAGATACGGAGCAAATCTTCCAGATGTAGTGAACAAACTTTACCCAACACCAACAGCAAGGGATCACAAAGACATGGGGTATCAACCGACATGGAAACCGAGCAGAGACAAGTCATTACCGAGAGAAGTATTAAAGAACAACAAACCTGGTGGGAAGCTCAATCCAAACTTTGTCGAACACCTGATGGCATATCCTATGAATTGGACAAAGATAGAAAGAACAGAATAAAATCTTTAGGTAATTCTATTGTACCTCTTATTGCAAGAGAGTTAGGTTTAGCTATTATGAAAGCAGAACAAGATGGCTAGATGGACTTACGCATTTTCTAATGGCAGCTACAACGATTGGCATAGGCAGTATGAGGGTATAGCTATGATCGATGTTGATAGTGTTGAGTGTTGTCCCCAATGTTATGAGCCTTTGGCTATGATTGAGACGTGCTATGATAAAGGACAGAAATATAAGTCTACTACCCTCTTAAAAACCCTTGCTAGTCGGCTTCAGATACCTAGTTTTTTAGTATTCTATAAGAAAGTGGGTCAAGGTAGCCTAGCCTTTAGGATCAAGCGTCTATGGGTCTCTAATGCAGAGTTTGAATTAATGAATGAGGATGAATGGGTACGAGAATTATATCAACTTCAGCACGAACACAAACAAAATTGTAAATATGAAACAAAAATACGATCCCCATATTAGAGTTAGGTTCGATCTGTTTGATGATCTACAGTTTAGAACTATTCCAAATAAGCATAAAGCACATTGTTTATGTGTGTTGATTTGTTTGCTAAAGTTTGTCAATAATAAGACACTCCAATGTTACCCACGCAAAGCCACTATATCTAGTATGACAGGTCTATCTTATACCACTATATACAGAGCTACTATATGGCTAATTCGTGCCAAGATAGTGTCTAAAAAAAGGCTACCGAGTACACTTCTATACACAATAAACCCTAGATATATCGTGGGTTATAGAGAGAGTGTTCCCACAGCACACACGAGTGTTCCCACAGACCGATCTGATCGTTCTGGTAGATCACTATTAAAAGAACTATCATATCTATCTACCATAACTAACTTAATAAAAGAAGTTGCTGATAAAGGAGGAGACCAATCTAAAATAGTTAGTGTCCTAAGTACCCTCCCCCGCAAGACCTTAATTAAAGCCATAGAAGATAATGATAATATCTATTACTCTAAGTTGGCTTTAGCTGAACAAGATAGAAATGGGGTGAAGCTGGTGGATATACCAAGAAACATAGTAGATAATGTAAGAAAGAAAACCCATTTTGGTTATCAGAATGTAATCCATAAAAGAAAGGATAAGATTGCCAGGCAGACCAAGACAGAAAGTTTTTTGTCAGAGCTTAACAAGAAAAAGCATACGTGAGGGAAAACCTAGAAACTGTTTAGCAAAAGGTTATTTATGTGCTAATGGTAAGTACCTATGTAGA